AGTTGGATAAAGGCGGCGGATTAGATTATCGAACGGTCAATAAATTGTGTGCCCTGCTGAATTGCCAGCCCGGTGATCTCATGGAATATGTTCCCGATGCTGTGCCAGATGGCAACGCAGAAGAAAACGCATAAAAGAACACGGCAGACCTCCCGCAATGGGTTGTCTGCCGTGTTCTTTAGTCGTCCGCTTCGTCCGGGATTCCGTCGCCGTCACTGTCAGGCACTTCGGGTAAGCCCGCAATGCTGGTAAGCAAGGACAGCAGACCGGCCAAGGCGGACGCGCTCACCACAATGCGCCAGTCAACCGCGCCCAGAACGGCGGCGCTGCCGATTGTGGCAATAGCGGTCTGTGCAACGGTTTTGACCGCGCGCACGGCAGCGGCTTTCGCAAGAGCTGCAAGGTAGTTCTTTTTCATGGGTTATTCCTCCTTATTTCCGGCGGCACACGCCGGTAAGCGTTCACAGTTTGCCATGATGTGTTTGATAGAGGGGTCTCCATCACCCAAGGCAACATAGGGGTCATAGTAATTGCGCAGGGTTTCCATACCATAGGGCGGAATAACGCCCTTGCTGATATAATGCAAGCCCAAAGAAATTACCTGCCCACGCAGCAGGGCTTTCACGCCGCTTTCCATGGCTTTGTCCTTGTTCTCGGTTGCTTTCCTGTGCCCAAGGGCAAAGCCCGCCACAGCGCCCGCAAGGGCTGTCACAAGCGACGTCAACAGGCCCGGCAACATCTGCAAGATGATTTGCTGCATGGTTTAGTCCTCCACCCATTTGCTTGTGTAGTGGACGCCCAGTGCGTCCGCCTTTTGCTGTAAGGCAGAGGCGGCAGCGGTAGACATTGCCTGCATGGTTACGGTGTACAGGGTCGGCGCGCTGCCGTTGTCAGCGGCAGTTTTCAGCAGGGCATCATAGTCGCCCTTGCTCATGGGGCCGATGGTGGGGATTTGCAGTTTTTTGTCTGCGGTATCGGCAGCGGGCACAACAACGCTGTGTTCGCCCTTGTTGAACTGGTATTCCTTGCCGGTGGCAAGGGTATAATCAGCGTCAAGCCATGTAAGCGGGTTGGTGCGTTTTCCGTTGAGGATAACCTCGAAATGCAGGTGCGCGCCGTATACGTTGCCGGTCGTGCCGCTGTAACCGATGATCTCACCCTCTTTGACCCTCTGGCCGTACTTGACGCAATAGCTGGACAGGTGTGCGTACCGCGTCTGCAAGGTCTTTCTCTTGTAGGGCGCGTGTTTGATTCTCACCATGTTGCCATAGCTCTGCATACCTGTTTTTGTGTGCCCATCCCAGTTTTGCGTCTGATCGACCGTGCCGTCCTCGGCGGCATAGACCGGGCGGATATACATACCTTTGATCTGGGTACGCAGATCAACCGCTTGATGCAGGGAGCCGTCATTGTAATACCAGCCCTGTGTCAGCACATGAATGTCAAGCGGCCAGTGCAGCAAAACTTCACCGTTGGAAAGTCGCATTGTTTTTTACCTCCATTTCCGGGTTCGTAGTTTGGAATATGCCGATTGCATATTCAAATTCTAAATCAGCCAGCGCGCGGCGCTGACCGCCTGTGCAGCTGTCCTTGCGTTCAGCAAGGGCAAGTGCTTCATCGGCAAGATCAAGCGCTGCGCGGGCTATCTCTCGCGCCGTCATAGGCTTCACCGTCCTTGTTGGCAGATTCACGCGCCGCTTTCGCGGCAAGCGCCTCTGCCCAGATTTTACGGACGATTCCACAGGCATCGGCATGGCTTGCGTGTCCTGTCCAGCTGGTAAGCTGTTCATGCAGTTGGTTCCAGCTGACCTCACCCGCGGCATACCGGCGGATACGTCGGCGGCAGCGGGTTATGCTGTCCTTGCGTATCAGCCGGTAATCGTGGAAATGCCGATACCCTACAAAATCAATTCCGTGCATTGGTTTGTAAATCTTTGTTTTGGGGTTCAATTCAAGGCGTAGTTCAGTGTGTAGGAACTCGGTGATCTTTTCCAGCTGTTCAACCAGTTCGAGGCGGCTGCGCGCCAAAATGACGAAATCGTCCATGTAGCGCATATACCATTTTGCACGCAGGGTTTCTTTCACGAAACGATCAAGCGGCGTCAGGTACATACCGCCAAACAGCTGACTTGTCAGGTTGCCCACAGGTACGCCGACAGGCTCACCGGTGCCGTTGTGATCTACGATGCAGTCCAGCAGGGCAAGCACGCGCCGGTCTTTGATTTCTTTGCGGTATTGCCGCTTTAGTACGTCGTGGGACATACTCGCAAAATAGCTGTGAATATCGCCCTTTAGCACCCACACATTGCCGTCCCATTCCCTGTACAGGCGGTAATACCAGCGCGACAGGTCATGACTTGCTTTGTGCGCGCCGCGCCCATCAATGCAGGCATAGGAATGGGCGTAGAACCCGCGTTCAATGATCGGGCGAATGACATTGCAGAGGGCGTGCTGGGCAACTCGGTCTTTGAATGGCAGGGCGCGAATGATTCTTTCTTTCGGCTCGTAGATGGTGAAAGACCGATAAGGCTGCGGGTGGTATGTACACGTCTTGAAATCTTCCTGCAATTCCAAAAGGTTTTCCGACAGGCGGGCGGTGTAGGCAAGTACCTCGGTGCGGTATCGTTTGTTTTTGCGTGCCTTTCGGTATGCTTTCAGCAGATTTTCATAGGTGTAAATTTGATCGTAAATGTTATTGATGCGTTTGTGCCCCATAAGGCAACACGGCTCCCTCTTTTGCATGGGCTACTTGCGGCAGCCGTCCTTTTTGATGTTTGCCGGGTATTGCCCCGAACGGGCCGAATCCTCTGACTTCTTGAAAAGTCTGTCGGTAAAGCCTTGACCGTACCGATCTGCCCCGCGTAATAATAGAAGTCACAGGCCCCGCGCACACCCACATTGGTGTTGACGTTCCAAGGGTAATTGTTGCAATTCACAGTGCGGGCACCACAGTGGGCACCGTTGTTCCAGTTGCCGCCAGCAATCAGGGCGTGGAGGGAAAATAAGGGTTCAGCCCATGGTTGTGGTCTTGCGTTGATGGCTTTGATAAGCCCGCCAACTCTGCCGCCAATCTCCGCCAGCTTGCGCCCAATCACTTCGTAGCGGTGGGCGTTGCAATATTTCAGGTCGTAGCCGAGGTGGAAGTAGGTGCGCAGCATATCCAGTTCCCGGTCAATGGCATAAGCATGGCTTTTCTTCGTGCTGGATTTGCGCAAGGCAACGCATTCCTCCAGCATCGTGAAAATGCAATTCTTAATCCTGTTGGTAAGGGCGAATTTCTCCGCTTTAGGCCAGTTGTTCAAGATCGGGTAGATGTACAGTGCAAAATCATAAATTAGTTGTTCTGTTTCAAGTGGATTCATAGTTTTTCACAAGCCCCGCTTTCGCGGGGCAAGACGGTCAAACGGCGTCACAGGCCCCGCGCACACCCACAGCGGTGCTGACGTTCCAAGGGTAATTGCTGCAACCCACAGTGCGGGCACCACAGCGGGCACCGTCGCTCCAGCTGCCGCCAGCAACCAGGGCGTGGAGGGCGGTATTGGACGGCATATAAATCTGACCGTAGCCGGGCACGACGTCATACCAGTTCCAGCTGCTTGCGGTGGGGTCAAGGCAAAGTTCGTCCAGCCATTCCCACACGTTGCCCGCGCAGTCACGCAGACCCAGCAGGCTTGTTGCGTTGGCTACATAGCCGGTCAGCTGCCGCGCCGTGTTGCTGGTAGCCGTCCAGCCGTTTGCGTTGCTGGCATCAAGCCCCTGCGGGCTTCCCTCGGCACCCTTGCACCACTCGCCGTAAGACGGCATACGCTTACCCACGCGGCGCAAGCGTTCCTGCGCAATGTACCAGTTCAGCCCCTCAGTGCCGGTAATGGGCGTGGCGTTGTACTTACTCAACAGACCGCCGTTTGCATCATCGCTGTTGATATAGATGTCAAGCCATGTGCCGCCGCCGATGTAAACCATAGCCTCCGGGCTACAAGCCGGCCGCCACAACAGCGTCCACACGGACGCGGGCACGATGCCGTCATAGACGTCGGACACGGACAGCGATTTGCGGCATTTGCCAAAGTGGAATCCGCCGATCTTGCGGCTGGTATCGGCATTGTAGCCAGAGGGGTAAGTGCTGTTTTTGGAAATGATGTAGATTTCGTCTGCATCGCTGCCGGGGTCGCACAGATACACATAGTAGTCCGAACCGACGGTAAAAGTGCCGCTGTCGAGGTTTGCCTCGGTCAGCACAGTGTTCTGCGTCCGAAACACACCGCCGCCAGTCAGGGCAAAAACGCAGTCGGCAAATACCGTGATCTGTTTTGCGGCGTTTGCGTCGAGGTACTTTTTGACCGGGGCAACCACATCGGACAGCGCGCCGAATACCTTGCAATTCAGCAGGGCGCGTTTGTCGGTAAGACTATCCACAAGAAAACGGCTCATAAACTCATCACCACACCTTTAATATTTTTCAGTTCGGCAGCGGTCAGCCCCATGCGCTGTGCGGCGGTGCTGGGTGCCGGAATCAGCAGGGTTTCGGTATCGGACGGCAGCGCCTTTGCAAGCGTCACCGCAGTTTTTGTCAGCTGCTTTGTGCCGGTGGCGTCATCTTCTTCGATATGCTCCACGGCGGTGATCTTGGCACCGTTGCCGGTGGTCTGACCGGCGGCAGCTTCGGCGCAGTAACCAATCGTTACCGTCGTACCGTCAACGCCCAGAATCGGGCAATGCAGGTACGCGCCCGCTTCAATTTGTTCGATAGCGGCGGCAAGCTCGCTGACAGGGAATGCGGGCGGCGTTGCCTGTGCCATGGCAAGGCAGTTCAAGAGGTCTGCCTTGGTTGCAATGGTTTTCGGAAATCCTTTCATGCTATATAGCCTCCTTTATGTCGGCTGACAGTGGGTAAAGCCGTTGTAGCAATGCCCCACAAAGCCCTCTTTGCGTACATCTTCCCGCAAGATCGCGTCAATCTGTTCCTGCTGTTTGTCAATTTGCAGTTGCAGATTTCCGGCGGCGTCCTCGGTCAGCTGATCTTTCATGTGGGCAAACCACTTTGCAAATTCGCTTTCAAAAGCCTCCTGATCTGCAAGCGCGGTGTCGGACAGTTCGCTGAACCACGTTTCGTACTGTTTCTGCATCACGGTCAGGTCGATGCCCTTGAATTTGCAGTACACATACCCGCACAGGTCAGAATCCGCGCGCTTGTCGGTAATCATGCTGGATGTGATTGCGGTAGCACCGGCAGGAACGCGGACATAGTACAGGCACAGATCGTATGTTTCGGCGTCACGAATGTAAGCGGGGGCAACCGGCGTAATGGCAGGCGTACCAGCCACGACCATTGCGTGAATATCCCGCGTGTTTACATCGCGCCGAACAACAACCGTGTCAATACGGTCAAGCGCGCCGTCGGCATAGCCGAACGTAAGCACAAGCGGGCCGTCGTTCTTGTAGTGGTAGCCGTTCACAATAGCCCAGCCCTCGCCCAGCTGCGCGGTCATGCCGCCCGCCGGGGTAAGGGTCAGATCACCTTGATTGCACACGCCGGAATGGAACAGAATATCCGTTGTGGCGGCGGTATCAGCGGTGGTATATTTTCTGTCCCCATTGTGCGAGGGGAAGAATCCACTCCATTCACCCATTTATAAATCCTCCAAATCTAAGGTTTCGGATTTTGTTTTGCCTGTGACCGGGTAGACGGTAACGCCGCCGTTTTCGTAGATTTCCTCAACTTCGGTCACGCGCTCGGTCAGGGTCTTGCCGATGGTGGAATCACCGGTGGTTACTTTGTCGCCTAAATCCCAATCCTCGGTGTAGACAAAATTTTCAACGTCGGTCGCCGTGCCGGTGAAGTTCTCGGTCTTGATGTGGTCGAACAGCGCCCAGCCGCATTGTGTTTTCAGTTCGTCGCGGTATTCCGAATCAGTCTTGCCGTCCGGGGTCACGCTGGAGGCATCAACATAGCACACCCGCTTGCGGCCGCCTTTGGAACGGTCAATGGAAACAATGGTGCCGTCGCTGCCGCGCGCATACGCAACATTGCAATAGTCGGATTCATCAAGGCTGTATTCGGCGTCGATGAAGTTCTGAAATTCATCTGTGAAATAGACGACCGGGTTGTCCGTCTGCTCGGCGCTGTGGTCTGCGCCCTCGTACACCTGAAACGTGAATTTTTGTTCCGTGCTGTACAGCAGACGAAAGCCCAGGCCGTATGCTTTGGCAACGGCGGTCATTGCTTTCAGCGTGTTTTTGAAATCCAGCTGTATTGTGATGGCGTCGCCTGTGGGCAGGTCGGCGCGGTCAACAACCAGTTCAGGTACAGAATCGCGGGCATCTTCGGCAAGCTGGCACAGGATTTCAGCCGGGGTGCCGGTGTAGCTTTTCAAGCCGATTACAAGCGCCATGCCGAAATAGATGCACAGCATACGCGCCGACACGGTAAGTTCGTAGCCCTTGATGTCAATGCCCATCACGCGGGCAGATTCCTTGCGGTCAACCCGGCGCAGAATGACACCGGGCTGCAACAGGGCTATGTTTTCCTCGGTGGCGTGCAGGTGCAGTTCTACCTCGCCCGGTTCCCAATAACGCCGACGCCAGCGCAGGGAAGAAAACAAGTCAATCACGCCCAGAAATTCACCGCTTTCGGCAAACACATATAATTCCATAAGCTATACACCCCAATAGGCGGGCGTACTGGAAACAACAACCTCCAGATTGCCGATGCCGCTTTCCGCGTCATAGCGGAATACGTTGTCGCCGGGTTCCGCTTGCAGCCATGTGGAGCCGTACACCCACAGATTATTTGCGCTTTTTTCAACGCCGTTTTGTTTCAGCTTTACCCGTTTGTTTTTCAACCCTGTTGTTACGGTCAGCACATCACCCGCGTGCATTTCACACAGGATTTTGAACCCCTTTTGCCGTTTGACTTCAAACAGGCTGGGGTTGTATACGGTGCCGGTCGCCTTGAATTGCACGGTCAGCCCGCGCGTAACATTACTGCTGTTTTCAATGGTGACAACGAGGTTGGTGCGCTTGGTAGTCATTTCAAAGGGTTCATCGGGTATTTCCATCACATCGTCCGGCCACTCAATAAGCCCCTCCCATGTAGCCATTTCCACGCGCTCATCGGTAATATCCTTGAATTGCGGGTCGGGGCACATAAGGCTGATCGTTGCCTTGCGCTGCTGGCCGGTAGGGTCAACATCTACAAATTCGGGCACATAGTCGATCTTGCGGGTGACGTCGCCGTCAGTAACGTACAGGGTGCCGGTTTCGCGCGGGAGGAAAAAGCTGTACAGCCTTTCCCGCATAGCGCGGTGGTTGTCCTTAATCCAACAGTAGATCACAATGTTCCGCTTGGCGGCGGTGCTGGATTTATAAATTTCGCCGTCCTGACCGCTGCCTTTTTCGGTTTCAACCTCAAATTCGGATTTTGTAAGGCCGTCCACGTCGTCCAACCACAGCGGCCAGCGGTAGCCGATGACGATACTTTCCCCGCCGCGCTTGCAGGTCAGCAGGAAATTTCGCATAAAATCACCCCTTTAACTTGGCAAGCAGATCGCGGGTTGCAAAGCGGGTCTGCCGCGCGGTTTCGCCGGGCGACAGCGCTTGCGGGCTGGTTATGTTGACAGTCTGGTTCATGGTGGTGTTGTTGGTAACTGCCCCCGCGCCTGCGCCAGCGGTGGCAAGCGGCGAACCGTTTACCATAACCGCCATGCCAGCGGTGATACCGTCGAGGGTCTTTTGCAGGTACGGCATAGCGCCGCGCATGGCGTCGGCGTAGCCGTGGATAAAATCAACCGGCCACTTCTCGTAATCGCGCAAGGGGCCTTCGTCCGGGCGGGAAAAGTGCAGCATACTACGGATGTTTTCGGCAATGCCGCGCACCTTTTCCACCACAGCGTTTGCGGCGGACGTGATACCGCGCGCCAAGCCGTTGATGAAGTCAGAACCCCATTGCACAGCCTGCGCGGGCAGCGCCTTGATGTAAGTGATTGCCTGTGTAATACAGCTGACGGCGGCATTGTAGACCGCCCCGGCAACGCTGGTAATTCCGTTGGCAAGGGCATTGAACATACTGCTGCCGATGCTTGCAAGCGTACCGGGCAACCCACGGAAAAAGCCTAAAATGCCATTCCAGATGGATTGTACGGTGTTGCTGATACCTTGGCACACGCTGCTGACGATAGACAGCAGCCCATTCCACGCGGCGGAAACCGCGCCGGAAATCGCCAACATCGCCCCGCTGATAAACGCCTTGATGCCGTTCCAAATCGCCTGTACGGTGCTGCTGATCGCGCTGCAAACCGTGCTGATTGTAGACAGCAGACCATTCCATGCGGCGGAGACTGCGCTGACAATGGCATTTGCAACGCCGCTGACAACCGCCTTGATGCCGTTCCAAATGCCGGAAACAGCGTTGGACAACGCCGACAGGATATTGGAAACATCGCTTTTCAGGGCGGTAAAATCGCCGGTGACTAAATCGCAGATCACCAACACGACGCCCAGCACAAGAGTTTTGATGTAGTTCCAGACGTTAGAAAAAATCTCTTTGATGCCGTTAAAGGCGGTCGTCACACCGCCGCCGATGGTGCCCCACACCGCTTGCAGATTGCTGGCGATAGCGGAAACAATGCCGCTGACAACGGCTTGAATTGCGCCCCACACGGCAGAGAAAACAGCCTGAATTGCACTAAGCGCCGTGGAGACAGCGCCGGTAATGCCAGCCCATGCCGCTTGCAGACCGCTGGCAATGGCAGAAACAACGGTGCTGACCGTTGTTTGTATCGCGTTCCACGCGGCGGAAAATCCCGCCTGCATACCGGCAAAAAACCCCTGTATGCCGCTGATTGCGCCGGAAACAACGCTTTTGATGGCTTCCCACAGTCCTATCCAGAAATTGCGGAAAGCCTCGCTTTTGTTCCACAGGGTTACAAATGCCACTACCAGTGCCGCAATGCCTGCCACAATCAGCACAACAGGATTTGTGCCAGATAGCAGACCAAACAGCCCGGAAATAGCGCCCTTTACTTTGCCGACGGTGGAGACGATCTCCGGCGCGGCTTTCAGCACACTTCCCACGCTCGACACCAACTTGCCGATGAACAGCAAGACCGGCGACAGCACGGCAATGATACCGCCCACGGTCAAGATCACTTTTTGGGTGGATTCGTCCAGCCCGCTGAATTTCTGCACAAGCCCGGAAATGCCCTCGATGATCTGCGTGATAACCGGCAACAGGTTATCCATCAGGTCAATCGCGTTGTTTTTCAGTTCATTCAGCGCTTTTGCAAATTTCTGGCTGGTGGTGTTCGTCACCTTTGCAAAGGCGGTGTCGGTGGCACCGGCGCTTTGCTCCATCGTCTGCAAAATTTCGTTGTAGTCGCTGCCGCTGTTGCGCGCAAGCACCATGGCGGCGGAACCGCCCTCCACACTGCTGAACATATCTTTCAGGGTCTTGCCGTCCTTGGCGGCGGCATCAGAAAGCATATTCAGAATATCGGAGGTGGAATTGCCCTCGGCTTTCAGGTCTGCAAAGCCCTTGCCGGTCAGTTCCCGCAAGGTGGTATCCGTAGTGCTGCCGGACTTGGTAAGTTCGTTCAGCATGGATTTCAGGTAAGTGCCGGATTCGGCGGTGGCAATACCGTTCTTGGTAAGCAACGCATAGGCCGAGGATAACTCGGTCATATCGTAGTTGGCAGCTGCCGCCACAGGTATGACCTTGCCCATGCTGGAGGCAAGTTCGTCAACGGTGGTTTTACCCTCGTTCTGGGTGGTAATCAGCAGATCGCTGATTTTGCTTGCATCTTCGGCTTGCAGCTGGTAGCCGTTGATTGCGGTTGTCATAACGTCCACGGCTTTTGCGGTGTCGGTAAAGCCGCCCTTTGCCAGTTTGACGGCGGAGGTCGTAAAATCTACGGCATCACCCGCGTCCACGCTGGCGGAAATGGCGCTGTACACAGCCTCGGAAAAGTCGTTGACAGACACGCCGGTTTCGCTGCTGGCCGCCATGATGTCAGCCTTGTACGCATCAAAATCCGTGCTGGATTCGTCCAACAGGGTACTGACCTTGGCAAAGGCATCTTCAAAGTCTGCCGCCAGCTTTACACCGGCAACGCCTGCGCCCGCCACAGCAGCGGACACCGGCGCAAGAGCCTTGCCCACGCTGCTAATACCGTCTCCGATAGTCTGCATCTTATCGCCGACGGCAGCCAGCTTTTGTGCTGCCACATTGGATTTTCCAAAAGCATCGGTAAGGTTATCAATGCGCAGTTTGGTTTCTTCGATTTCGCGGCACAGTTTGCGGTATTCCTCTTGGTTGATTTCGGTGCCGTTCTTCATTTCATCATCGGCAGCCTTTTTTGCTTGCTGTAATGCCGCTAATTTGTCCTTGCTGGCAGATATTTGTTTTCCTAAAAGTTCCTGCTTTTGGGCAAGAATCGTGGTATTTCCGGGGTCAAGTTTAAGTAGGCGGGTTACATCTTTGAGTTCATTCTTTACTGCGCTGATAGGCTTGTTCAGTTTTGTAAGCCCTTTTTCAAGACCCTCTGTATTTCCGTCAATTTCAAGGGTCAAGCCCTTTACTTTGGCAGCCAAAATGGAGCCGCCTCCTTTCCGTAAGCGGCTCCATTCAGCCCTTAGTACAGACCATTTACTGCACCGTTATCCAAAGAATTTGTTGATGTCTGCCTGTGTTGCCTTGATAGGCCATTTGTAGTCGTCGTTTTCACGTTCAATAGCCATATCGTTTACCATGCCCACAGTCAGCAAGTCAAGATCGCGCAGGGAAATCCCCATCTGGCAGCAGCGCAGCATAAACAGCGGTGTTGTCATTTCGCGGGTCGTCATTCGTGTTTTTTTTTCGGGGTCGCAGTGGTAAGCGTGTTCAGGTTCCACAGTTCAAGGATCTCCGGCAGAACTTGGTAAATGTCGAAAATCTCAAACTGTTCCAGCCATTCCTCCACGCTGCCGGGTACGGCGTCCTTGTCCGCGTGCTTTGCCATGATATAGGCAACGCTTTCAAACAGCCCCAGATCGGTTGCGGCAAGCTGTTCCTGTTCGGTGGTGGCCTTCTCGTAGGCGGCGGCAAGTTTTGCCAAATCCTGCATGATGTCACGCCCGAACTTGATGCGGTACAGGCGCGGCACGGCGGCAGTTGCCCGCAAGCGGACTTCCTTGCCGTCAATATTGATCGTCTTTTCCATGTTGTTCTCCTATAAGGCGGGTGTTCCAGTGGAACACCCGCGCATTCCGGGTCTTACTCTGCCGCGTCCGTGGGCATGGTAACTTTGGTGTACCATGCCTTGCGCACGGCTTCGGTGGCATCGTCGGCGGTATGCGCCTTGATTGTGCCATCCTTCAGCGGGGACACGGTAAGGGAGGAACTCTGGGTGTCCGGCTCGGTGCTGTCGTTCTTGGTGTTGCCGGTAATGCCGGGGCGGGTGCCGGAGCAGTTGTACAACACGTATTTGCGCCCGGTGATGTCGCCGTCCACCTCAAACAGCAGGGCAAAGTTGCTGGCGGCAGCGTTGGCGTTCTCGACGATCAGGCCGTTCTTGCTTTTCGTCATGCCCCAAATGTCGGTCAGCATGGATTCCGGGAACATTGCCACTTCCAGATCGCCGGAATAGCCGTTGTTGGACTGGCAGACGTAGTACACAACACCGTCCGCGTAGAACTTGGAAACGTCACCCTCGGCGTCAAGGCTAAGGGAAACCGCACCGGGCACGGCAACCGGGGTTGCAAAGGTAACAGCGCCGTCATCGCTGGCGGTCTGCTTTGCGTAGTGTACGTTTTTCAGGTTGAACAAAACTTTATCTTTGGGCATTTTTACACCTCAATTTCATAGATGACGTATTGCATTTGTTCATCGTCAATATAGATTTCTTCGGACTTACTGTAAAAGATTCCGGCGGCAGTCAGGGCGGTTTCCAGCTGCTGTTCTGCGCCGGGGTCTTTTTCAGCTGTGTACAGTTCCAGCGCGTAGCGGGTCTTTTTGGTGTACACAACACCGTCTGCCGCAAAAGGGGTATCGCGTTCAAAATAGAACACACCAAAGGGCAGCGCGTGACCGTTTTTCCATGCACGGTAAGCGAACGGCAGCCCGCTGGAATCCAAAACGGTTTTTAATTCTGCTTGGGTCAGCTGTAAGACATCCGTTTCATCTTTTTATTGCATAGATCGTGCTTTTCTGCTATGCTGTAAGTAATAAATGCGAAAGGGTGTTGATTATGCGGCAATGTAAACGATGTGGGCGAAAAGGCTTGTTTTTCTTTATGACAAAGGATTCACTGTGCTTGAAGTGTGATAAAGAGCTTAAAGCACAGAAACAGGCTGAAGAAAAAGCAAAAGCCGAACAGGTTGCGGCAATGGTGGCAGCGCGCAAAGCGAAAGAAGAGGCAGAAAAGCAAGCTCACATTGCGGCAAGGAAAGCGGAATGGAACCAGCGCAAGGCAGGTATTGCGGCGTTTGATTCCGTGCCCCGCTTTCAGATCAGAACAGACGGAAAGAAACAACGCGTGCAGCCGGTGTCTTTTTTGAAAGAGCTTACATATTCCCGGATTACAACGAAAAGCGACCCTGCAAAGCTGGGCAGTTTTGTTGTTATAGACACCGAAACCACCGGGCTTGCCTGTACCAAAGATGCAGTGTTGGAGGTTGCGGCAATCAAAGTAAAGGATTATGAATTTGTTGATGTATTCCACACGATGATTACCCCCCCCCCGCAAAAACTTGAAACGGATTCCGCGCGGGAGGCTATGTCAGTCAATGGCATAACGCCGGAAATGCTGGAGGGTGCGCCCGCGCTATATCAAATCATTCCGTCTTTGCAGGAATTTATCGGGGATATGCCCCTGCTTGGACACAACCTTGAATTTGATTTGAAATTTCTGTGCCGTGCAGGGCTTGATGTAACAACACCTAAACACAAATTCTTTGATACCTATATCCTTGCAGGGAAAATACTGAAAAAGCCAAAGTGGGAGTATGACGAGGAAATCGGCGGATATGCTCCCAACTACGACAAAGATTATGACGTGGAAGATTATAAGCTGGAGACTCTGTGCAACTACTACGGCATTGACCGAATGGACGCGCACCGCGCCATCGGTGATTGTGTAGATACTGCACAGCTGTTCCGATGCTTTATAGAGGAAAAAGTGGAAATAACAGGTGCCCACTTCTAACGCTTAAAGCGGGTCACAACCTCTTGCGTAATCATGCCCGCCAACTTTTCTTCTTCGGGCGCAACGTGCGGCAGAGCCTTGGTTCTGCCGCCGTTTATTTTTGCGTGTCCGTGCTCCAGCAAATGTACAAGCCCCGGTTTCTTCTTGTTGTGGATAGCCACGCGAATAGTGGAATTGCTTTCATAGAGTACAGAAACGTCCCAGCCAGAACGATAATGTCCGCCTTTTGTGCCTTTCCTGTGCCGTCTGTATGGGCTTGTGACTTTCAAATCACTTGCGCCAATTTCGGCACATTTCAGGCACGCGGCTTTCATGTCGTCGGCAACTTCCTGTTGGTACTCTTTCAGGGCTTGCGTTATAACAGCCCCTAATTCCTCCGGCTTGACCTTAATAGAATTGCTCACGAAATGCCCTTTCTGGTGGCGGCGTACAGCTCCAGTGTGTCCGGGCTGGATTGATAGGTGCGGTACACCTGTTTTTTCACACCATGCAGCAGGGCGTATTTCTGCCCGCTGTAATCCCATGGGCGCAGCACGATCTTTTCAACCTCGCTGTACCCACGGCTGCCCGCCGTAAAGGATTCCTCCCGGCTTACGCTTTTGATGTCACCGTAAACGGTGGCGCGCCCGGTTTCTGTTTCCGCCTGCAAGCCGATCGCATCAGTGCCGGAGGTGTCCGTGTCGATCAGGATAATTTCATCACTGAAATACATATCAGCCCTCCAGATAATCCCCGCACAGGCTCAAGCTGACCGCAAGGCTTTCATAGCTTTTCTGATAGCGTTCGGCGTCGTTGCCGCCGTACCCGAAATTGCCCTTGCAGTACAGCTTGACCGCCTGCTTGATAAGCGGGTCGTCGTCGCTGGTCTTTACGACACCACGTTTGCGCAGATCAGCTTTGCAGGCAGCAATCAAATCTGTAAGTTCACCATCGAACGCAGTGTTGTTCTTGTTGCGCAGCACCCACACTCTTGCAAGTTCAAGCACGGTTTACACCTCCGGGGGTTACACCTTGGCGGCTTCGCCCTTTTTGATGATGATAACGCCGTTGGGGTCAAGCAGCTTGCCGTCACAGATGTGCAGCACCTTGGTCTTGACGGTGTTGTCATCGTGGTCAGTCCACTTGACGGTGCTGAAAGAACCGTTGCTGTTCTCGGCGTAGTCGGTCGGGTTAAAGAACACGGCAACAACATCGCCGGTGGCGGCATCGTCATAGCTGGGAATAACGTCATCTTCCACGGTGTCAACAGTCTTGCCGCAGAAACGGTAGTTTTCCTCGCCGTCGATGCCGTAGTTGACGCGGCCGATGGGCTGACCGTTGGCGTCAACCATGCCGTCAATGTAGCCATCGAACGTGCCCTGCGCCATGACGAACTCGCCCTTGCGGTATGCCTTGGGAATTTTCGCCATGACTTTCTTTTTCCATGCGGAATAAGAGGTGAACTCATCCGGGGTCAGCGTAACAACATTCTTGGCGGGCACGCGGGTGTCCTTGGTAATGCCGAGGAACTGCCCGCTGCCGGTGCCGGAAATGATCGCCTTTTCCTTTGCAGCGACGATAGCCTCGACCGCCAGCTGCGTGAACATCTGCTGAAACTCCTCAAAGGTCACAACAGCCGCAAGCAGGGTCTGCGCGATCTTGCACTCCAGCCCGTAGTAGCTGAAGGACACCTTGGTTTTAGCTTCCAGCTTCTGGTCGTCGCTGGACTTACTCTCACCAATCCAGCTTGCGGTGGGTTTCAGCGTCAGAATCGGGAACTCGATACCCCCCTGCACGTTCAGCTTGCGAATCTTGGCGTACAGTTCGCCGTAAGACTTCATCTGTTTTATGATCTCGCGGGCAATCGTGGTGGGGATAACCGCGCCTGCGTCGGTGGTGGTCGTGGTAGCGGCGGCGTTCAGCATCGGAGCAACGCTAGCGCGCAGATCGGCGGAAATCTCGGTGCCGTGGCAGACATACGCCATGAACGCATTGCGGTATTCGGCGGTTTCGCTGGGGTCGGTCGGGGTGCCCTGCGGCACGGCGGCGAAATTCACAATCTGCGTCACGGCGTTGGTCTGGGCGGGGGTCACGTCGGCGGGGGTAAAGCTGCGGGCGCTGTTCTGCAACGCAGCAAAATCCGCGCGCGCCTGCGCCTCGGCTTCCCACTGGTTATCCAACGCCCTGACCTGATCGCGGCAGCTGTTGGCGGTGGCCGTGTCGCCCGCGTCGATAGCGGCGCGCATATCGTTCATCAGTTTGGTGCGCTGGGTGTTATACTGTTCTCTCGTCATTTTAGTTACTCCTTTTTGAGAAGATTCTGATAGTCGGTTTCCGCCTGCGCAAGTTCGGCGCTTTTATCTGCGCGGAACATGGCAAGCGTCTTTTGGATAACACTGTCGGGCAGCAGTTCGGCGCCCAGACTAGCAACGAGGTCGCCGCCCATGATCTCATCAACCAGCCCCAATTCAACGGCGCGCTGGGCAGTAATCCACGTTTCCGCGTCCATCATTGCGCGGATTTCGTCGCGGGTCTTGCCGGACTTGCGCATATAGGCGTTGGCGAGGGAATCGTTGGCGGTTTCCAGCACGTCTCCGGCGTGGTGCATGGCGCGGTAATCGCCCTCGGCTGTGCTGGCAACGTTGTGAATCATCAGCTGCCCAACCGGGGAAATTGCGCTGTGCCCAGCCATGGCAATGATGCTGGCGGCGCTGGCGGCAAAGATGATCTTGATATTTACACCGCCGCCGTACTCCGACAGCAGGGTATAAATTTCGTTGCCAGCCCGCACATAACCGCCGCCGGAATTGATGTACACCTCCAGCGGCTGACCGTTGGCGGCGTCCAGTGCGTCCGAAACGTCCTTGGCGGACGTGGATTCAATGCCGAAATAGTCATAGACGTGTTTGTAGTCGTTGGGTACGATCGTACCCTTGATGTTCAGTTTCATTCGTTTTCACCTCCCGCTTTTGTGGATTTGACAGGCTGTGTATCAAGGCGGCGGATAGGCTCATCACCGCCCGCAACAGGGGCAAGACCAAGGACGGCGCGCCACTCGTTAGGCAGCATCGCGCCACGGTCAACCATAGCCTGCAATGCAAGTTTGGTACTCATGCTGGCATACTGGAGGTTGCTGCTTTCCAGATACAGCCGATTGCCGAAAGCCCGCTGTCGCCGATTCCACAGCTTGCGGGTGTGTTCGGTGGCAAATTGCAGCAGGTCGGGTTCGACCTGTGCCTCGTAGTAGCTGATCCACTCATTCTCCGAAAAAGAACTTTTTACGATCTTTTCATTCGTGTTGAAAAAGCTATACAGGCGGGTTATGTTGTTTTGGCTTTGCAGGGCGTTGGGCACATAGTCGTGCGGTTCCAGCTGGATTGCATCGGCTTTGACGTCCGTACCGGCAACACCCTTGCTGTTGTTTGCGTCAAGGAACGCATCGGCAAAAATGTCGGTCTGTTTCTTGATGTCCTCCGGGCGCATACCGCTAGAGGTGAATTTCAATAACCAGCGAATGACCGCGCTGTTCCGCACAGCATTGACAATGCCCCGGTCGGTGGTGCCGATGACTTCCATAATATCCCGCAAGGCTGCACCGGGCGGCGTTCCGAAAACGTCATTTTCGTTGTAGTCGTTGCGCAGATGGATTATGTCGGTATAGGCGAACGTCCATGTGCTGCCGTTCGGCAGCCAGAATTGCAGCAGCAGTTCACCGGCCTTGTTGTACAGGGCCTGCACGCTATCCGCTACCAAAGGGAAAAGGGCAACAGGGTAGCCGTTTTCATCACGCTGGATTACGGCAAACGCATTGTTGTTCAAGATCAGCTGCGTTTCCATTTTCTCTGCGTACATCTGCCATGTCATGTACTGGTTCGGTTCGTCCAGCAATGCCCGAATGTATGCGTCGGGGTTTGTCTGGGTGGTGGTCTTGCCGTCCGGGGTGGTAGTGGTGCGGATATGGCGCGGGGTTGCTTTGCCCACGGCTTTGACCTTGGGGCGAATACAGGCGCGCACAATGTCGCTTTTGTACAGGTTCCCATCGTAGGAATACAGACCGTTGCCCGCCTCCGTAACCATTTTCACTTGTGTGCTGGTGGGGCTGCGGGCAACCGCAGCGCGTAACCGCTGAAAGAATCCCATGGGGTAAGCCTCCTATAACATACTTTTGTAATCGTCTTGGCAATCCTGAAACACCACAAAGGCGTCAAGCAGGGCGGCCAAACCGTCAATGCGCTTTCGCGCCTTGCTGGTTTTGTTGGGCTTGATATTTCCGTTTTTATCTTCCACAACGCCGGTGTTGGCAAGGCACCATTTCAGCACAGGGTTGTTGTTGTAGACGATAAGTTTACTATCAAAATCAGCGCCTAATTGTTTCATAGGCAGCGACAACACTTTCATTGTCTGCTGTACCGGCGTAAACACGCCTTTTCCGAAAGTCTCTTGCATTTCATCGACCCAATAGCTTGCGCTCCACGCATCGTACCCGCCCCGGTAGATATAGCAGTCAAGATCATTCTGCACTTCAAGAAACCAGTCCGTGACATCTTTTTGCCGAACTTTGTTGCCCTCGCAGGTGCGCAGATAACCTTGATCTTTCCACAGGTCATAGGGTATGCGATCTTCCCGCACACGGCGTTCCAACAATTCTTCCGGCAGCCAGAACATTGCCATGACGTAGATGTGCGGGTCGTTGGGGAGCATGAAAAGGACAACGGCGGCGGTAAGATCGGTCGTGCTGGAAAAGTCCGCACCGCCAATGCCGTACCGGGGGTGCAGGGCGTGGACGTCGAAAAGCGCGGTGTTGTTCAGCTGTTCAAACGTCAGCCATGCCTCGCCGATGGTTTCAGGAATGTTGAAATCCTTGCAAAGCAGGTTCTTTACCAACTTTGGATTTGCAACCGCCTTTTGGACTTTGGCGCGCAGCTGTTCAAGGGATTTAATTGTGCCGAGACCGGGGTTTGCTTTTGCCCAGCAATGCTCGTCCGTCCATTCCTTGCGGGAATCAAGTTCATAGATGACCGGCAGGAAGTGTTCGTTTTTGTAGCCGTTTTCGTCATAATATCCATTTATGACATTCTCGGCTTCTTGGTACAGATCATCGTACAGACCCTCGCGCACCGTGCCTGCCGTGGTGGTTTCAAAGATCATGGGCTGTTCGCGGGCGGTCACGCCGTCAACAATAACGTCGTACAGCGCGCGCATCGGCGGTGCCCATGCGTGGATTTCGTCCAACAATCCGCCGTGGACGTTCAAACCGTCCTGCGTGTCGCTGTCGTGTCCCAAAGGCTTGTACACACTGTCGTTGTACTCGCTCACCATTTCGGCAACCAGCGGTTTGATCTTTCCGTTGGGGGTCTTGCGCGTCCAGTGCAGTACAGGCGATTTGCAAACCATGCGCCTAGCTTCCTGCCAAATGATCTTTGCCTGATCTTTTTTGGTGGCAACGGCGTAGATTTCTGCGCCGGGTTCACCGTCCGCAACCATCAGATACAGACCGATTGCGGCGGACAATGTAGACTTACCGTTTTTTCGGGCAACCACCAACAGGACTTCCCGGTATTTCCGGATGCCGTCTATCGCATGGACGAAACCGAACATTGCGGCAACGAGGGCTTTTTGCCACAATTCCAAAATGAACGGCTTGCCGCCTGCCTTGCCCTTGCTGTGACGGCAGAAATTTTCTATAAATTCAATCGCGTGGTTGGCGCGCTTGGCTTTATAGACATACTCACCACAGCCGTTTACAACGTCCTGTGCCAGTTTGCGGTATACGGTTGCAACTTTCTTGCTTACAGTGACCTGTCCGTTTTCAATGGCGGCGTAGTATTCAAGGATAGGGTTGTAAGTAAGCGGGTAGCGAATCAATCCGCGTCACGTCCGGCAACAAAATCATCAAACTGATCTCCGGCATCACTCGTGGGCGGCGGGGTCGTCGCCTTGGGCAGCAGATCAGTCAGCTTAGACAACAGCGTGGCATAGTTCTTGATCGTGGTGTTGTAGCTTTTCAGCGCGGGATTTTCCCGCAACATGGATTGTTCACCCTGCACGAACCATTCCAGCGGGCCGATTTCATCAGCCTTGCTTTTCAAGGTGTCCATCATTTTAGACATCCAGACCAGTTCCGAAACGATGTTTGCCGCCAGTTTCCGGCGTTCGTCCGGCACAGCATCAATCAGGGTTTGCAGTTCCTTTTCAGACAGCACCCTGGCCGACGCCTTTTTGTTGGTCTTTTTTGTTGTCCCGGTTTTCTTTGTCGCCGCCATAGCGTCCCCCTGTGCCAAAAAAGAAAGAGGCCGCAAGCCATCGACATACGCGATAGCTTACGGCCCCACTTGGCCCTCAGTACAGCCCACTTGCTGTACCGCACTGCTTTTCACTTTTCGCCGCACTTCCAAAACGATGATTTCACCGTTTTTTCGGCGCTTGATTTCGGCGGTGTTGCCCCGGTCAAGGATTGACCGCACCGCCCGGATTACTTCGTCCGGCAAGTTTTTTCACCTCCCGCCAGATGCCAGCGAACCCGGCGCAAATCTTCATTTTTACTTGATACCCCCCCGGTCATACGAAAATAACCTGTGTGTTCTTTGTACCTCACTCCCTCGGTTCTATGTCAGACCGGGTTATGGTACTTATAGGGGGGAGTACCGCCGCTGCCGCTGTTGCTTGCGTCCAGCGGTTGCGGCTGGCCTTGTTCGTCAAAATAATATAGATTGCCGCCGTCGTTCTCGATCTTGTTGTGGCAGTCGTGGCAAACGTATAGAAAGTTTGCCGGATTCAATGCCACGTCAGGGTCGTCAATGTTTTGCGGCGTCAGCCATACTTTGTGATGTACAATGTAGCCGGGTTCGTCGCGGCACATCTGGCACAGCCCGCCATCAATCCGCATACGATCAGCGATAAACGCCGCGCGGCATTTCCGCCAGCGGGTTGACTTGTAGAATGTTTTTGCAAAACTCTGTGCCATGTGTCACCATTCGGGAAGTGTGTTCATGTTGAACACGGTTGGTTGGAAACCCGCCGGGGAATGTGTGATACACAAACCAGCGGGCAGGTACATTGCGGAATCGAACCGCCGCGCAGTGCGCTTGACCTACTCTGTACCACAATATCCCGGATTGCCCGCCGGGTCGGGTGTCGTCACTCTTAGGAGGAAGAAAAGCCGTCAGTGTTCCCACCTGACAAATTCACTATAACACACTTGAAATCCGTTATCAGGTCAACTTTATGAACAAACTGTAAATTTTAGGCTTTTGGGCTTGCATCTGAAATCAAGTGCGATTCGCGGGCAAGCACATAGCAGTATTCACGTTTGTACCGCTTGAATGTGCTTTCGCTTACGCTTAGATCAAACTGCCGTAGCAGGGTAGCGGCGCTGGGTCTGCGCGGGTGGCGAATGTTCACCTTTACGGCAGCAACCAGCCGTCGCGCCTCTTGCTGTTGTTCCGCCGGGTATTTGTCGAACAGGGCTTGTTCAGCGGCGCACAGGGCGGAAAGATACGGCTCTGTTGTGGCGCTCTGTACCAGTCCTGCGCAGACCTTGACGATGCCGGGCGGCAAGGTGTAGTTGTTCATGGTTCAGCCTCCGGCGGTGGCGGTGGTATCGGTCGCCAGTGGGTGACGTTCCGCAAGGTGCGGTGATCGTCCGTCAGCCATTCGTCCATCAAAGGGCGGTGATACCCAACTGTAACGCCCAGCGCTTTGCAATACACTTCAACGTCCGTGTTCGGCGGCGGTGGTTCGGTCTTGGCGTTCTTCCAGCCGCCGTGCAAAGAGGTGGAGGCGCTTTTTACTTTCCAAACCGCTTTTATGGCTTCCATCGTGCGCCGCCCTTCTGGGCTGCTGGAATTGAACGGAATATGTGCCATGATACACGCCCCACGAATCGCGTTCAGTGCATCGCCCCGGTAGATAAGGTCGCTTTCTTTGCCGTAGCACGAAAGCTCCATTTTTTTCAGCAGTTTTTCTAAAGGGTCATTCATCTTGATAGCCCTCCTGCCAACTAATCGCCATACAGCCGTGTACCGCAATAGGAGCAATACCTCGACCGTTCAACCAACCCGCATCTATAACACGCTGGTTCCGCACCACACACAGGGCATTCATACCCAAATTCTGTCTTTTTCCAATGCAAAATGGGCTGTGGATTTTTCGGGTCAATGGTGGGGCAATCATCGGCAACACTTTTTACTGCTTTGCACAGTTCCTGTTTTTTGTAGCAAAGGTTGATCTGCCGCCCCTCCGCCGCGCCCATTGCCTTGTTCCACTCACCGTAAGCGTGTTCGGCAACCTCTACAATTTTGTCTGCATCAATCAGTCGCATGGTTCACCCTCCGTTCTTTTTCATTTTCAAGAATTTTTTTGAATCTGTACCAGTCTGGGCGGTCAATTTCATCGTCGCCCATGCTTTGGCCTGTCCGTTCTGCAAAATCTATGTCGTCAATCATGGTGCGAATAGTGTTATCGTCGAACCGTGCAATATGTCGGCGGCAGAAATCTTGTACCAGTGTCGGCATATAGGTCTGACGACCCATGCAGTAGCGTAGGGCGCAAATGCAGATCGTGCCAAAGTATTTGTCAGTTTCGGGGGCTTTCCGTTTGGAATCTTTGGATTCGCGGATGGAATCGCCTCATTTCGGTGCTTTGCTCATTCTGTGCCCTCCGTATCCGCCGGGGATTGTGTGGTAGGCTCTTTCTGCTGCCAGTAACAGCAACCGTCATCGCCGTCCGTGAAGTCGGCACAATAAGGGCTTTCGCCGCAAAAGCATACGCCGTTGAAATCTTCCCAATACAGGCAGGTTTCACAGCGCAGGCGTTCGGCAGGGATGTTTCCACCTTTCCAGTTTTCAATGCTTTCAATGCGCAGAATTTGCAGGATATAGTAGTATTTGTCCGAGTCTGCGCCCCATTCGCGCACACCGCCTTTGCCGAAGATGCAATGCACCCGCAATATGGCTGCTGGGGCTTTTGAATTGTATCCGGCACGAATTTTTACAGGAAAAATCTTGTATGCTTGACCTTTGCAATTCGGGTCGGCAACTATGGCAGAATTTATGCGAGTTCGGTAATACTCTGTCGCTTCACGGTATTCTTCGCGCTTTTCACCGCGGCAGATCATGTCAAACCATTCCTGCTTTATGGGAAGTGTCAGCATTTTTCATTACTCCTTTGTGACTGGGGCAAACAGTGTTTGGTCGTTGTTGGTTGCAAGGGTGGCGGAAAGCTCGGTCTGTATCAGTGCCCCTTTTCCGCCGCCGGTGCCATAGTGGGCGGTAACGGTGTCGGCGGTGTCCAGCGGGCCGGTTGCGCGGCTGTCCTGACTATGCCAGCCAAACAGGGTGGCGCTGTTTTCGGTCGGCGGCATCATTTGCCCTTGCCCTGCGCAATGGCGCGTTTCAGCTTGTTCAGGTTGAAGTCCATTTCACCGACAAAGCGCAGGCACAGATCATGGTTGATACCGTTGCCCAAATAGGTATAGATGTATTCCATGCTTGTGCGTGTATAAATCGTGCCGCAAAATTGGTTGATACCGTTCAAGTGGTATTTCTGACTTGCCGAACTGTATGACTTGCAGGCTTCACGGCTGCACCATTCAATAATCCGGGCATTCAGTTCGTCCAGCGTGTCCGCACCGTACAGCGGTACGGTGATATTGCGCGCCGGATAGACAATCAATTCAAGGCGCAGGTTCATAATTGCTTTCGGAAATGCGGATTGCAGGGCGTACTGAACCGCCTGATCTAATAAGATACCCTTTGCGTAGACAGGCGGCGGGGTCACGGTGGGTTCTGCTTTGATAAGCGCCCGGAAACTTTCAACAGCAAAATTGCGGGTCATAACGTGGTTGCTGTCGTTGCTGTGGGCGGGCAGTTTACTTTCAAGGCTGTCGGCATCTATCATTCGCATTTTTCATCCCTCCAGTCGTGCGCAATGTTCGACGATGATATTTTCCTTGTCCGCCGGGGTGTTTCGGGTATATTTTTCACACCGATAGGCGGGGCAGTCATCATGCAGGCACGGCATAAAATATTCATTCCTGAATATTGCATCTGGAATTGTGGCAGAGGGCGTGGTTACGCCGTGAACACGGAATGGGCACACCATGCGGCTTTTTTCTTCTTCCTTGTGCATCATGGGTTTACGCCTCCGCGTCGCCAATCAGCGTACCGCCCACGCGGGAGCTGTAGCGCAGGCGCAGGAGCTTTGCAGATACCCATGCCCGCATTAAGGTTTTATAGGCGTGGACGTCTGGGCCGTCTGGGTCGGAATTGGCGGCATTGTAGATAAAGCAGATCACGCGATAACATACATCGGCATTTCGAGGATTCCCGGCAATGCATTTTTTTACATTGTCAAACGCCTTGTTTGCCGCGCGCTTGTCGCCGTGACCGGTGACGAACATAATGGTTTTGATAGCTTTCTTTCGGGTCATAATTTCATTCCTCCAATAATTCAGCCGCTTTCAGCATGACGGCACAGCCGTTTGTGCGGCAGTTGTGTTCAAACCCACAGCCGACGCACTCCCAATAGCAAGGGGAGGCAGGGCGCGGGAAAACGGCAATCTTTTTCAGCTGTTCCAGTAGTTCCGGGCTTGCTTTTTCCATGGGAACGCTTGTACAGTTGGCGGCATCAAATTTCAGATGTTGGGGCATTGGTTGCACCTCCTGTTGTGGTGCGTTTCTGGGAAGAAACTGTGCGCAAGCGGGGATTTACTACCAGCTGACAGCCGCACATCGGGCAATCAAAAGCGTCGTGTTCGCCGTTCACAACGGCGTCTCCGCTTACAATGATTTTATCGCGCAAATAATTGAATCTTCCGTAGTTGTGTGTGCCGTCAACGGTATAGCGGTTATCCGACAGCGCCGCGAACTCATACCCACACACAGGGCATTTCAGATTGTGGGCAATCGTAACCGCTGGGGGTGGCGGCAAGGGGGCTTCATACGGCTTTGCGGGGGTATTGAGAGTGCTATTCTTGAACTTTTTATGCGGAATATCAAAGCAGATTTTAACCGCCGCGCCCGCAATGGCTGCGAACACTAAGACAACCGCGATAATCAGATATTGCACAATTACACCTCCCATGTGAACGGCAGCCCAATTCGGCAGGCCCCGCGCACATCATCATAGAAATAGCAGCCTTGGCAGCATTCGCCGCTGCCATTCTGTTCACAGTAGTTGCTAAGATCGCGGGCAGCGTCAATCATGTTGTCACTGACAGTAGGTTCCGCGCAGTCTGCGGCGGGCGATTCTTCCTGCACGATGGGCGCGGGGGTGATCTCCGAAGATTCGGGCACGGTATCCGCCGGGGGCGCTGGGGTTTGGGTTTCGGCGTCGGGGGTCTGTTCGGGATTGCAGTGCGTGCAGGCCGTGGGGCAAGTGGCTTTTTCAAGGCACAGCTGACAGCATCCAGCGCATCCGATCATTACACCGTTTTTGACGTGGGATAAAATGCCGTCGGCATTGTCGCACATACCGTCTACGGTATCTGTGCAGTTATCGTGAATGAATGTCGCATATCTTTCTGCATGGGTCACAGGTGCTTTTTTCGGCTCTGCGGTTGCTTTCTTCGGCATCGGTTCGGGGGCGATGCCTGCACCTGCACAGGCTTTGACGAACTGTGCCCATGTGTACTGTACGCGCTGACCGTCCAAGTAGAAGCGGATGCCCTTTGCGCTGGTATCCGTGATGCCGCCGCAGCTGTTCGTGCCGCCTGTGGTGGTGGCAAGGGCTTGCAGGGCAGCGGCGCTGAAATGTTCCAGCTTGCGTACCCATTTTTTATTTACAAACTCTTTTGCCATAGGCAGCACCCAGTCGGGGAATGTTTCGGGAACAGATTCTTTCTTCTTGCGTACCGCTTCCATTGTAGGCACAGGATAGGTTGCGGCGATCTCTTCCTGCTGACGGTTTGGCAGGCTGCTAAGTTCATAGGCAACCTGCGTGCCGATGGTGCCAGCCTTATAGCGCTGCATCAACGTGGGGCACAGGTGCTTGTAGATGGCTTGGTATTTGCCTGCTTGCGCTGAGGATATGCCCAGCGCCGCCGCAACTGCCGCGCGGGTCTTGCCCTCGACCTTGCCGCCGCCCGCTTTGAACTCGCGGGCAATTTCGGCGGTCTTGACGGTTTCCATCATGTTTTCATACTCGGTTTCTTTGCGGGCGGTGCGGTTCATCAAAATAAGCCGCGCCTGATCTGCAAGGGCACCGAGGCTGGTTGTCAGCCGTGCATCGACTTCCCGCCAGCGGTCGGGGTCTTTGGCGTACAGGGTAAGCAGGGCAAGACGGCGGCGGTGCCCGCCGGTCAGACGGTACTTGCCGGGTTCATCGACCGCCGGGCGAACGACCAACGGCTGTTCCAGTCCGAAAGCGTCTATTGCCGCCGCAAGTTCTTCTATTTCATCGGTGTTGTAGAAATTTTCGGGGTCGGGCAGAATGTCCTCCAGCTTGACGCGAACAAAGCGGTCTTGTTCCGGCTTGCTTTCAGCTGCCCGCAATACATCTTGAATCAGGTTCATAGTTCCCTCCGGGGTGTTCCAGTGGAACACCAAAACGGCATTTTATTTTTTCTTGCCGGATTCGGCGCGCCGGGCTTTGTCGCCCTGTTTCTGCCACTCCGGGAGCTTTTCGGACAGGGTCATAATGTAGAATTGGGCGATAATATCCCGCGTGTCGGTGGGTAGGCTTTCAAACTGCTGGATAATGTTTTCCCGGATTTTCGCCGGGTCTGACGTGTTATGATGCAGGGGCTTTTTCTTGGCTTTCACAGTATCACCTCCGCGCCGGTCTTGAGGTCGATTTGCACAGGGCGGGTGCCTTTCCGTGCAAATTCGGGGTGCATAGTGCGGTGGCATTGGCTTTTCGGGTCGTCGGGGTGATCGACGGCGCACCACTTGTGCATACAGGCAGTGTTCAGCGCCGGGTCACATTCATACAAGGTAATTGCGTTATTGCAAACGCAGCCAAAATCAATCATCGTTTCCGTCCTTTCCGTTGGTTGTACAGTCCGTTCTTGCGGACGTCTCGGCGTATTTTGTCGCCGCGCTCGGCATCGGCAGAATCCATGCGCCGTTCTGCATCGCGGGCGGCGCTGATCTGATCACACAGCTTGCGGTATTGCGCATAGTCCGGGCACCGGCTGTGACAGTTCACCGCCCGCCGGGGGCATTGGTAACAGGGTGTGTTCATTGCTTACGTTCCTTGATCTTGTACCCGGCAGCTTTCAGCGCCTTTAGGATGTCCGGCGGCGGGACACAAGCCGGGCTGTCGGTCTGCATCATAATCCGCCCATCTTTTGCAAAGACCGCGAACAGCGGCGCAGGGGCTTTACAGCGGCAAGGGCTGTTCATATCCCAATACCTCCAGCACGTCATCTGTAAGGGCGCGGAAATCGCGGGCGGCATTGCTCCATCGACTTGATACGGACAGAGGTGTTCCGGCATCGTTGCTATTTTCGACTTTCACAGTCGATTCCCGAATGCCGCTGCCCAACAGGGCAAGGTCGGTGTTTTCGGCAGCTTTTGCCGCCTGATCGGGGCGATAGCGGGTAATGATGACGTGGGCTTTCAGCTTGGGGTTTTCCTGCTGCGCGGCGGTGATCTGTTCCCACACCTCGGAAAGCCCTTTGCGGGCGTTTTTATCCAGCGTGATTGGCACAAGGGCAAGGTCGGCAGCCATAAGCGCATTGATGCTTGCCATGTCAATATCCGGCGCGCAGTCCACAACAACAAAGTCAAACGCGCTTTCGTTTTCCGCAAGGTAGCGGCGCAGGCGCTTATCCCGCCCACTGGAGGTATCCAGCAGCAAGGATATGTTCGACTTCATAAGGCGGTAGTCGCTGGGCAGGACGAACAAATGCGGGTATATATCGCCGTTCGGCTTGCGCGCGGGGCAAATGGCTTTCAGATAGAGGGCTTCATCGGAGTTTTTAGCAGTTAGCACATCACCAAGACCGTACTTAAAATTACGGATACCGTAGAACTCGGTGCTGTTGCCTTGTTTGTCGGCGTCGATCAGCAGGGTTTCGCCGACGTTGGAAAGCTCATAGGCAAGGTTTGTGGCGGTGGTAGTTTTGCCAACGCCGCCTTTCAAATTCAGAATGACAATAGTTTTCACTTTTTCTTGCTCCTTTTCTTCTTCTGGTGCTGCTTGGCTTTGGTGCGGTCTTTGCCCGGCTTGGCGTAGTAGTTCATCATGGTTTCAAAACGGCGGTACGCGCTGCCGCTGTGACGTTTCTTGCTGTTATTCATGGTTAGTAATCCTCAATAGACATTTGACCGGGTAGCTGGCCGGGTTCGTTTTCCCATTCCACGCCGATGTAGTCGAGTACGCGGCCCCATCCATACCAGTCACCATTTTCGTCACGACAAACATGACGCATCCAGAATTCCCATTCTTTGGGGTTTGCGCGGCGCAGACGGTCAAACCGGTTCGGGCGCTGTTCCAGCTGGATGCCGAAACCGCACATCGTACAGCCTGTGCGCTGCGCAAGGGTTGTGCGCAGGGTTCCGTCCTTGTCTCGGACGATCTCGCCATATTCCGCCGGGATGGGAACATTCAGATCAAGGACCAGTTGCAAAATATCCTGCCTGCTGAATATGGCGAACGGTGCGCTTCGGATGGTACTTTTACCGTAGTAATTGCACCCATGCATCATAAGGCTTTTTCGTCTGCGTCCGCCCTCGGATGCCATCAAACCAAGATAGGGCACGCTGTTGTGTTCTTTGGCCCAGTCGTCGCACGGCTTTTCTTTGAGATAGTAGCAGCAGCGTTCGGATACTTTGAACGGAGCCGCAGTATATCCCAGCGCCGCGCCCTCTGCATCTGCGCCGCCGAACTTTTCAAGCCATTTTTGGCTTAGTTTCATGCGGCTGTCTTTCTGGAATCCGCCATATTCGCCCGTCTCGCCCGTAATGATTGCATGGCGAACAGTGGCATTTTTGGGTGTCGGGTTTTGTAATAGACTAATCTTACCCGCAATCTCTTTGCTAAGTACGGGCCAGCCAAATTCTTCAATGACTTTGGTTTTCGGCTTCAACGGCTTCAAAAAATACATTCGCGGTGCAGGCGGGCAAGCGTCGTGTGCTACCTGTTCTCTCGCTCTGGTATCGGGGTCTGTGATGGTGTCGATCTCATCCTGCGGCAGGGCCATGTGCGCGCCCAGCCATTCCCGCGCCGAGTAGGTGTTTTCCATTTCGGCGGCAATCTGCTTGTGTACAGCCTGCACGCCTTTCTGTTCTAGGGAAGAACAGCTGACACAAGGAACATGAACACCGCAGGATTCAAGAAAATAGTGCAGTGTGATGGAATCCAGCCCACCGACAGAGACATGACAGTTCAGGCCCATTTCACTACATTTGTCCTGATAACTGCGGGCAACATTTTCAGCATGGCGAATTTTCTGTTTGTAGGTGTAATGTTCCTGCATATAGCGGAAATTCTGAATGTTGGCTTCTGCGCCGGTTTCCTGCATGATCTGCTGTACTGTTTTCATAGCTGATACTGCGGCTTATACCGCCCCTCCAGATAGTCCGTGATGACAGCGGCGGCGGCTTCCCATCCTTTGCAAACTTCCACGGCGTAACCGGCGGTGCGCAAGTCGGAAATCCATTGCTTTTGTGCAGCTGATACCGTACCGCCGCGCTGTCGTTTCAATTCGATGTACAGGCCGTTGTACTTGGTTCTGATAATGGTATACTGGCCGCGATCAACAGAATCCAACTTTTGAATGCCTACCGGCAGGAAGATGTCAGGCACACCGGCTTTCACGCCCATGGCGCGGAACCGTGCCGCTTCGGATTTACTGCGCTTGCCGCCGTTTGGAACATGGTACATAAGCGCAAGCTCCGGGTATTTGCCCTGCTGTGCGTTTGCCCAGCGGAAAAGGCAGATTTGTTCAACATCTTCGGTAGGGGGCGGCAAGGTGTATTTAATATCCGCCATTGAATGCTCTTGCACTTCCTTTCTTGCTGACCGGCGGCAGGGGCGCGTAGTGATCGCGCAGGGCGTAGCTCGACGCGCCCGCCGGGTCGGTAATCATTCGGTCGAACATAGGCCCGAAAAGCTGTACAGGCGGTGGGAACTGCGCCTCTGTGTTTGCGGCAATCTGTACAACTGCTTTCACGTCCTGTTCTGTGTAGCCACGGTCAAACAGGTTGTAAACCTGCTTTCTTGTTTGCTTATCACCCTGCAAATTTGCCCCTGTGTAGGATTGAATCAGGGCTATAATGCGGGTACAGCTTTCGCGCCTGTTTTCAACAGACTTTTCAA